ATGAGGGAAACCGTAAAAACCGTAAAAATACCTACGAAAACAAAAATCTCCTTCTCCCCTAATAATGAGGAAGAAAGAAAGCATTTAGAGGTATTAGAAAGCCTTATAAATGACAAAAGGCGTGGTGACTGGCAAATTGTTGGTCCAATGGTGGGGATTTCACCAATGGCAGCAGAAAAAGCTTTTATCAGGGTTTACTCAAAAAACCATTTTGAAGTGATTGAAGCTTTAAGAAAGGTAATAGATCAGAGAAAAGAACTTTTAAACCAATAGATATGAAAAAAGTATTACACGCAATCTTCTGTAAAACGGTTCACGAATCAAACCCGGTAGAAGATGTAAGAACTCACGAAAAACAAATTGCGACTTGTTATCAAGTTTTCGGTATTACTATCAAAATGACGTACAAACCTTTTTTAGGATAAAAAAATGATTAAAGAAACTCCATACGAATTTTATAACGACAAACTCTGTGTCAAAGTAAAGTATCTGACTTCCGACAGAAGTCATAAAGATACTTTGCATCTAATGACTTACAGAGCGTTTAAAAAACGTATGGATTCTTTAACAAGTCCTGAAAAGCAATTACGTCGGGCTTCTATTGGAGTTGATGCATTAGTCGAATTTAGAAGTTTGTGTCAGGAATGGCAGGATTTATTAACTACTACCTTTGGTAATCCACCGGAAAAGGTAAAAGAAAATTTCTTTGCTAAACATTACTTCACCGACAACAAAGCTTTAGAGTATTTCAAAACTCATAGGTACGGCGAAAGAAACGAAAAATACTTGGACGATGAAACTGTACTGCTTTATACATATAATGCAAGTATTTTAAACACTGTATTAACGTTGAAGGCTGACAGAAAAGGGATGAAGAAAGCTCTAGGTTCTACAACGATGGATATTTGGGATTCTTTAAGCCGTGATGTCAATTCTTTTACTTTAGTTCACCATAACCTCCCAAAAAACAAAGATGCTTTACGTCGTAAAACGGTAGATTATCAAAAAAAACGGTTATGCTTCTTTGATTTCAGGAAAACTGCAAAATAGCAATGCGAAAAAAGTCGCTTCTGATGAACAAACGGCATTGATCGACGAACTATTATCAAAGCATAATAATTTCGATAATGAAATTATCTGTACGATGTATAATGCTGTCGCAAAACAATTAGGTTGGAAAGATATTACATCGGGAACCATTGCGAACCGTAAGAAGGAAAAGGAATTAGTTGTATTTGCGGGAAGAAACGGTGTGACTGAGTTAAGAAATACAATCTTAATGCAGAACAAAAGAAGAAAACCTTCCGCACCGCTTTTATATTGGACTTTGGATGGTTGGGACGTTGAATTACTTTACCAAAAAACCGAAGTAAATAAAAAAGGGCATTCCGTAACAACTTACCACAACAGACTAAACGCAGTTATAGTTATAGACCCGTTTAATTATCACATTGTAGGTTATGCAATTGGCACACATGAAACACCGGAGCTTATAAAGTCAGCTTTACAAAACGCACAGCATCATATTAACGATTTGTTCGGAGATTTTTATAAACCATATCAGATACAATCCGATAACTACGGAAGAGGTTCTTTAAAATCAGTATATGAAAGTCTATGCAATGTTTATACACCCGCTCGAGTAAAAAATGCAAAGGCAAAAGTTATCGAGCCCTGGTTTGCAAGATTTAATAATAAATACTGTAAGATGATGCCGAATTGGTCAGGCTATAATGTGACTACCGGAAGCAAAAACCAACCAAATACGGAGTTTTTAAATAAGATAAAGCACAATTTTCCGGACCAAAAAGAGTGTATAAAGCAGATTGAAAAAATGATTGAACTTGATAGAAAAGACACTATCAATGATTTCATGAAAGGTTTTGATAAAATCCCGCAGGAATTCCTTTCTACAATGTCACAAGACTATTTACTCGATGTTTTAGGAAACACAACCGGATATACAAACAAATTGGACCCGGACGGAGTTACACCGACCATTTTAGGAGAAGAAAGGTGCTATGATAGTTTCGATTTAAGCTTTAGAATGTTATCACACATTGATTGGACCATAAAATTCGACCCGCATAATCTTACTAAGGTACTCGCGGTTTCTCCTGACGGAAAACATAAGTTTCTATTACAAGAAAAATATCGCCCGTCAATGGCAATTGCAGACAGAATTCTCGAAGATGGCGCGGAATTGAAAAAAGTAAAAGACTTCAACAGTTACGCAGAAAATTACATCATTGAAGAAAGAGCCAAAAACGCCGAAGTGTTACAAGGCTTCTTCGAAGACCGCCCGGAGCTTAACGATACACTCGCAAAAATGCTTTTAACTGACAGCTTGGGTCAGCATAAAAACCAAAAATCAAAAGAAAGGCTTCAAATCGAAGTACAGGCAGAAAAAGTAAATAAAAAGATAAAAAAACAGGAAACCGCAGTAAATAATAAAAATTGGTTCCAAGAACAAAACGAATATTTAGATAATAAGCTTAACCTCAATAAATACCTACAATAATGAATACGAAAACTAAAGAAAATATCATAACAAACTTAGAATTTTACCTTGATGAAAAGGATTTGTCAGCAAATCAATTCTCTGAATTGTCAGGCGTTCCTTCGAATTATCTTTCGTTAATGAGATCAGGAAAATACACCGTTCCGGCAGGAGGTGGCAAAGAATCGGAAATCAGTGAGAAATATTGGTTAAAAATTGCAGATACAATCGGTTTTTCTATCAAAAAAGAATATTGGAAAACGATTATTACACCGCAGATGAAGCAAACTTTAGCCACTTTGGAAGATGCAAAGGAATTCGGATATACAAACGTGATTATTGGAGAAACCGGATGCGGAAAAACTTTTATTTCGGACCTCTTTGTTGCGAATGACCCCAAAGCTACGTTTAAAGTTACTGTCGGCTCAACTGATACAATAAACGATTTGCTTGATAAGATTTGCGACGTTTTAAAACTTCCTCAAAATCATTCAAAATCTAAAAAGATCACTTCAATAATAAAAGCCCTGAAAACCAAAAGGGAAAACGGAATGAAACCCGCTCTTATTTTCGATGAAGCTGAATATATGAAACAAGCTACATTATGTAACACAAAAGAGCTTCACGACCATTTAAATAAACATTGTGCTTTAGTTTTAATCGGGACCGATCAGCTAGAAGCAAAGCTTGACAAACTAAGAAAGAAAAACCGCGACGGGGTTCCACAGTTTTACCGTCGTATAAAGTTCGGGATTCGAAGATTAATCAACATTGATACGACGTTTAAAGAGTTTTTAAACGAGCTTGAAATTAAAGATAAAGAGCTTGTAAAGTTCTTACAGCAGAATTGCGAGAACTACGGAGAATTGCACGACGTCTTAGTCCCGGCAATGAGAGAAGCTGACAGATTACAGGAACCATTAACATTAAACTTGGTTAGAAGAGCCTTAAATCTTCCCGGTAACTAATGAAACAGGCAGTATCAATACATCGTCTCAGACAAATAAAGATTGATCGTCTAAATCTGAGCTTTCATTTTGAACAGGCTTTCGCCCAACCACAAAACAGGGGTGTTTGGTTTGTTTGGGGAAATTCTGCCAGTGGAAAATCGAGTTTTATTATGCAGTTGGCAAAGGAACTGGCGAGAGAGTTTAAAGTACACTATAACTCATTAGAAGAAGACTACGACGACGCTTCATTTATAGAAAGAACCGAATTATTTATGATGGACCACGTCGCCGACAAATTTTCAGTTCAGAATGATAGTTTCGACGAACTGATAGAAAGGTTAGATAAAAAGGGGTCTGCAAAAGTCGTGATAATCGATTCTGCAACATATTTCTTTAGCAATTTCAAACAATACCTTGAACTAAAGAATAAATATAAAGAAAAAATCTTCATCATAACAGGACATGCACAGGGAGCAAACCCGCGATCAGAGTTAGAAAAAGATATAATGTTCGACGCTTACATGAAAATAAGAATTGACGCCTTCGGGGCTTATTGTAAAGGTAGAAGCATTGGAGCCAACGGCGGAAAGTTCATCATTTGGAAAGAGAAATACGAAGAGTTAAACGGAACACAAAATTAATATCATGAAAAATACAGAACACACAATCCCCGCTACGGTTTTAGCAATAGACAGCATCTTTGGTGTTTTGTCTTGGTATGATCGAACGGCTTTACATCTTTTTTCAAATCAAAAAATTACTTCCGAAGAGCTGCCTGAAAGAGTTGTTTTACTTGCTACAATAATTATAGAAAATAATATTCAAGCCCCGCTAATGAAATACGGACAGGACAGGTTAAAATATTATCTGCAAGAATATAAAGAATGTGAATTTTTAGACCTCGCAAATGAATGGTTACAAGTAGAAGAATATAAAAAATATCACCCCGAAATAGCAACAAAAATTAAAATAATAAAATAACAAAACATTATGAATCCAGAAACACACAAACAACAATTACAAGAATTATTCCCTGATGAAAAATTCGTGTACATGCAAACTCGCTCTTTATATCCAACAGAAGCGAAAATCAATATTAAAAGAGAATTAACAAGGCTTGAAATTGGTCATTGTTTCTCTTTAGGAATGACAGGGATTAAAAGATCAGGTGAAGGTGTTAATATCACTTTCGATCTTCAAAAAGCATCGTTAAATTTTCAATAAAACATCATGACAACAATAGACATTACAAAACTTTCAGAAGAAGACAAAAAAAAGCTTGAAGATCAGCTTAAAACCGACAAACAAGAAAAAAAGAAAAAAAGAACCGAAGATTTGCAAACCTTCAAAAGCTTATCAGAAGATTTTATCGAAAAACATATCGATTCGTTTGTACATCACCACGAAATAACGGAATCAATGATTGAAAAGCTTTGGACCGACTTTAAACCGCTTCGGGAACTTAAAGCAAATATGTACGGCGTTAAAATCAAAAATCAAGACAGTTACACCGTAACCTCGAAAGACGGTAATTCAAGCTTTACAGTGGGTTATAATGTAACAATCGGTTTTGACGGAACAGAAAGCGCGGGAGTTGAAAAAATAAAGGAATTTTTAAAGTCTCTTTCTTCCGACGCTGAAAATGTTAAGAAACTTTCTTCCGCCGTAAACACTTTTTTAAAGCCGAACATGAAAACCGGAATGTTGAACCCGGCGAAGATCATAGAGCTTTCAAAGCTTAAATCAGAATTTAATGACGAGCGTTTCGAGGATGGTTTGCAAATAATCTTAGATGCTCAAATCCGCCGTCAAAATAGTATGTATGTAAGTGGTTTTAAATACGTCGAAATTGACGGAAAACCGAAGAAATTGGAATTCAGATTTACAATGTAACTAAGATGAAAGATATAGAATTTTTAGCAGGAATAACAACGGTTTGCTTTCTCGGAGGTTTTTTATTGGGTGTTTTAGTTTCTGCAATTATAGGTTCGTCAAGCTTTAAAAAATTAAAAAAATGAAAAGACCAACATTAGAACTTGAGATAGAAAAAAAAGTTTCTGAACTGAGTTTAAAACTAATTAAAGAAAAGAGACAGCAAATTTTGCTGTATTGCTTTACAAAAAGGAATTATAAGAATTTCGATATTAAAAATATATCTCATAAATATGAGAAAGTACAAAATTTTTCTTTAGAAGTTCTTACAGTAAGATATAACGATGATCTTTTGTTTAGAGAATATCCGACGGGAACTTTTCCACATCTTTTAAATAAAAGATACGAATTAGCAGACGATTTAAAATAATATCCTAAACGGTTTTTAATTGGCGGTTCGATTCCGCCAATAGGAGCAAAATTAAAATTACAGATATGAAACCACAAGAAGAATTAAAAGTACTTTTTTCGCATAGAAGCGCGGTAGAAGTAGCAATGGAAATCTTCGGATTTTCAGGACGCAGAACCACTATTATTGATGATCTGACAGACGAGGAAGCATTAAAGCTTCTTTCAATCCATACGCCGAACGAAGAAAATTTGGAACAGGAGTTTAACGAATTAAAGGAAGAGCTTTTTAAAAAAGGCTGGAAAGCCAAAATTTTAAAATTGGCAGAAAAAACCGGGATTAAAGACCCGAACGATTTTTACAAATTTAATAATTGGATGCTTACAAGTAGCAGGTTTAAAAAGCATTTAAACGCTCATTCAATTGATGAATTAAAAGATTTGTTTAAACAATTGCATGGTGTAAAAAGTAATAATGCGAAAAGTGCTAAAAAACCCATGACAAAAGCTTGGTGGAAAAATGGAAAAGAAAAAATAAATATGAACTAATGCTTAAAAAGAGAAAATCCCCGCTTCACGCTCTTTTCCCGGAGCGTGAAGCCATAAGAATAACCCCAATAAATAAAAATAAAATGGAAACAATAAAATTAATTCCCGTGTCTGGGCTTCCGTTAGAAAAAGAAGTGAAAATTGACGGTTACAGCTACATATACAAAGGTCAGCACACCGTAAAAAAGGCAGGAATAAAAAAGTCAATGTATATTTTCAAAGGGCTTAATATCGAATTTGATAGAGAATTTCCTGTTACTCAACCTCCTACTTTTAAAATGGTTAACGGATTACTAATAAAGAATTGATTATGGGCTTAGCGGTTTATGTATATAAAAATTTCGTATTGGTAAACAACGAAAATGACGATTGCGATTTTCTGATAAAGAAATTTAATGACCCGTATATGGATAGATGTTTAAACTTAGAAGATGGTTATTATTCAGCAGAATTAGTTTATAGAAAGCCATCTTATTCATATTCAACACACAATGAATTTAGAAGAAAATTAGCTTCTTTATTTAATGTTACCGATCAGATAATTTGGAATAATCCAAGTAAATATAAAGATTTACCATTCTTCGAGTTAATAAATTTTCCTGATAATGAAGGTGCAATGAATTTTGAGACTTGTACTAAACTACATAAAGACTTTTTAAAGTATAACGATATTTTTAAAGCTCTTAATTCTTCACCCTCACATTATTACTCTTATTACGAAGATTGGATGGAATTGTTTGAAAGTGTAAAAGAGAACCATGTAGCAATATTTATGTAATGAAACAGAATACAGAAACAATAACACCGGAGCTTGAAATTTTAAAGTTCTTTAATGAGACTACCGGAAGGAGCCAAAGACCTTTAAAAAGCAATTTAACGCCAATTAAAGCGCGTTTAAAGGACGGTTACACGATAGAAGAGATTAAGAAGGTAATTGTTGTTAAAACATTGGATTGGAAAAACAACCCGGATATGTCAAAACACCTTTGTATCGAAACTATTTTCAGAGCGTCGAAGTTTGAAAAATATTTAAATCAGGTTCTCGACATAGAGCAAAACCCACAACTTTACCAAAAGCATTATGAAAAGCTTAATAAAATCGAGCGAAGCGCAGCAGACAACGTTGATGATCTTAAAGCCATGTTCGGGTGATAAAGAAGCCTTTAACGCGATCGCTAAAATAGAGCAAAGTCTCACCATTAAGGATGCTATAAAATACGGTGAGTTGATTATGAAGCAAGGCGCAAAATATGAGGTAGTGATCGAGATAATAAAAATTATTGAGTTTTATTTGAAAATTACCGGAAAAGAGCTTGAAAGTTATCAGACACAAATTTTAGCGGGTGATCTGTACGATAAATTCAGAACCGATACACTCGAAGATGTGATTTTGTTGTTTAAAATGATTCGTACAGGTGATTTGGGAAAGCTTAAATACTATGATAGTTTTCACGACAAAATAATGGCTTATGTCCCCTTATTTTTCCAATACAAGGCAGAACAAAGGGAAAAACTAATCGAAGCAAAAAAACGACAAAGAAAGCTGAAAGAAGACAACACCGAAATGTCGGAAGAAGCTTATCAGAAGTTTACAGAACTACAAAATAGGATTTCAAACCCCGTTCAGGCTTCCGTAAAGATTTTCAGTGTAAAAGATGTTTTAAGCAGTATGGATAGCTATCTCGAAAATTTGCCCGAAAGCTGTAAGAAATTATCTGATAGTGATCTAAAGTATGAAATAATGCGGACGCAATATAGCAGTAAAACGGCTCATGAAATTTTACTGCAGGAACAGCAGAGAAGAAAAGATCAAAAACCTAAAAAGAAAAAGAAAAATGACTAAAATAAATGGATATTGGTATAATCACGATGAAATTGTCGAAGCATTACAGAAAAAAGGCTACACAATTATTCGTGAAGAGAATGAGCCCGACAAAAGAGGTAGTGTGATTGTTGATTGGTACGCAATAAAAGGTGATGAAAAACCAAATGTTTTGAACGAATTAAAAAGCGTAGCATTAAAAGAATTTCACAAAAAACCGCCATTAATCTAAAGGTTACGGATTTCCGTAACCTTTTTTTGTAACAAATTGTAAATTTGTCTTTCAAAAGCTCTCACACATGACAGAATATAGAATAAATTCTCAGAACGATATGATCGATTTAATATTATTGGCTTTGAAAGAAGTTTCCGTCGGGATTGGACTTTCAATTGCATGTGATATTGAATTGCTAAAAGGTGATTATTCCTCAACAATTAAATTTGCTCCAAAAGACGGTATAAATATTAAGCATTCAGATTTTTTTATGTTAGGTTATTTTGTAGGAAGGGATTTTGAAAAGCATACATGCAAAAAATGCGAACAAAAAAAGCATGTTTTACTCAGCTCAATAAAATCTAAAAAAAATAAATAAATTTGACATGAAAAAGCAGAAAAGAAAAATTACGATTACTGTTGAATTTGAGAATGATAAACTTCCTAAAACTGACGATATGATAGAATTAGAAGGTGAAATTATAGAAGCTTTGAAAGAAGCATTGAACCAAGATCGATTCGTAATTAAAAATATGGAAGTTCAGACACCTTTAAACATAAAAATTGAATCTATAATAATTTAATAAGTAATACTATAAAATGAAAAAACTATTATTATTTTTACTCTTCTCAAGCTTTGCATTTGGGCAAAACTTCACACAAGACACAATAATGTCAAATAATAATCCTGCATCAATTATCAGGATTGGAAACAATAAAATCTACATAACGCAGAATAAAGAAAAGCAAACGCCCTATGTTAAACAAAAAGACGGTTCTTTTCTTTCAAATGGAGTTCCACGCATTGAAGTAAAACAGGATTCAAAACCCGTTAATAAAAACCCGGAATTGTTGGTCGATGAACTTTTTAATAAAATGAAGCTGAACGGGAAGTCAACGAAAGAAATACTTCAAATTGACGATAAAAAAGTGTTTGTCGGCACTCAATACCTTCAAAAAGAAAAAAAGATATTTAAAGGCTTCTTTTACCCTTTAAAAGATAGGTTTATTGTTATCTATGTTACCATGAATTATAATTCCGAAGATGATCGCTTTGAAACCGATAAAGCCATCAATGAAATGTTTGAAAGTGGGTTTATGGTTTTAGAAGATTATTATTTACTTCGCAAGGTATAACGTCAGCTTGTATAATTAAAAACGACTCTTTATATTTGCTATATGAGTAGAAAAGAGCGTTTAACGTTAAGAAATAAAAAAGTCCGGGAATACTTTGAAACTCTCGAAAAAAAGCATCCGCAGTGGAAGCTTTCAGCATTATTGGAAGAAACTGCAAATCAATTTCCGCCGATTTCTTCCGCTACCGTTTCCGCAATTTTAAAAAAAAACGGAGCGTATGCGGATTAAATATTTTTTTATATATTTGTAACATATTTACATCGAGATACTTAAAATCAGTATAAAGAAGCATTCGCGGGGAAACCCAAGAAAGCCCGAATGATAAGAGCCCTTTTTTAGGGCTCTTATTATTTTATAAGTTTGTGAAGGTCTAAAAATTCACGTTCAATCATTTGTTCTCTCGAAAGATGTACAGCTTTTCCTTTGTACTGAAAAAACATTCCTCTGATATTTTTTCCTCTTTCAGGCGTTATTTTCCTTTGTAGATTTCTAACCAATGTATTTATATCCAAATCTTTTATTAAATCGAAATCCCAAACAATATAATATGGTAGTTGCTGCGGGTTGATATTCTTATTGAGCATTTGAGCTTTAGAACCGTCAATGCCGTTTAAAATACCTTTGGAAACGTTTTCTACAGACTTTCTGTCACCGAAAAACATTTTATTGATAAGGTATTCTGGGTTCGGGAAATTTTGCTTTTCTACGTGTTCCCGTATATGAAAATCAAACTGCGTTTGTTTTGCGCAAATATTAGCTATCTCAAAATTTCTTTTAAAATCCTGTTTTTGAAAATTCGGGCTTGTTGTTACAATTCCTTTGGCGTCCTTATCTCTTTGGGCGGAAACACGATCAATATTATCTTTAATGATCGTTTCCTTTTCCTTTTTGCTTAAATCTTTCGAGTAAGCAGTTTCAGGAAATATTTTTCCACTTTGTGCCGGGTTATTCTGAAATTCTAACTTTAATTGTAAACCTCCTTTAATTTCCGTTGTTTCCTCGTCGGTTTGTTCAATATCACATCTACAACCCCAATCTAAAGGTGGTGTATGTGTAGACCAGAACGGGTCATTATACGGGCGGATAGTTCCGTCAAGTATTTTGTGTTCCGGGCGGACTCTTCCGTCTTTTACGCTTACAAGCTTTAAATTTGGGTAAAGATCAAGATTGCTTTCATAATCTTTCATTTTTCCCGCCATCTGTGCCGTTGCGACCGTTTGGTGATATTCCGCTTCAAGCCATCTTACGTTATAATCGTCCGAAACCTTGTAAGCTTCTTTCTTAAATTCAGACCAGGGCAGTAATTTTCCGTCTTTTGTTAAAAGGTCCTGTAAAGCCTGTTTAAATGACGTTTCTTTAAAAGCGGAAAACTCGGAAATATTTAATTTTAGTGAGCTTGATAGTTCTTCATCATAAAATAATGATTCAGGATTGAAACCTTCGTCAATTCCTTTTGCTAACTTATCGTAGTAATGTTTTCTTAGTTTTTCGCTTGTTTCTTCCGAAACATCTTTCTCGTCGAATAATTCCCGGATATATTGCTCAATAAGCCTACTCAAACTATAATCTGCTGTCAGACTTACCGTTTCATGTTCACAACATTTAGAACGGTAATTGAGTTGGAGCAGGCTTAGTCCTTTTTTGGGTGTTCAGGCTTTGCGGTTTGAGTTCCCGGCATACTTTCAATTTCAGAACCGTAAGTTTCCTCTATGTAGGATTGTTTAAGCACATAGCCGTTTTTCAAAAAAACATCATCTATTTTAATTTGTTCGCTAGGGTCCTTAATTTGTGCAACTGAAATTTTATAACCGTCAGGAATAGAATAACCGTGAAAACGCATCACCGGAAGAAGTAAGTCATTTAAAATTGAAAGTTCTTTCTTTTCGTCTGCATAGATCAGCTCTTTTAATGTGTTTTCATGTACGGTTCCCTGTGATTTGGAACTTCCGTTTTCGGTTGTCATTGTCTGATGCAAAAACAACATTGAAAGTTCTGATCTCAAAGCTTGTATTTTTTGCAAGAATACATTAAAAGCATCGGTTTTGCTGTTCTCCTTTATTTCTATATCAGTACCGATCGGGAAAACTCCATACGCAGACGAGCCCATTTCTTCCAACCATTCCGCAACTTCATTTTTTACCGTTTCAGATTGTGACGCGATTTTCGCGATACGAATAGGAACGCCGTATAATTCCTCGAATTCGTCCCAACTTCCCCAAGAGTGACGTTTTAAAATTGTGTAGGGTGCTGCCTTCTCTAATAATCCTACTTTATCATACATTTGAACCTCTACCAAAAATTCGGGAAATTCTCGATAATTAAATGCACTATTAAGGTTCGTTAAATCTGTGACAAATAAACCAAGCTCCGGGATTGTATGGTGTCTTGATAAAAGTTCAACTTTCTTTATTTCTCCTTTTTCAACTTCTTTAATCCAAATAACGCCAGTGCCATAATAAACCGTTTCATGAACGATTTGAATAAAATTTTCAAACCAAGATTTCTCCTTTATAAATTCTGTAAGCTTATCGTCTTTTTTACCTTCTTTATTGACGATAATAAAGTCTTTATTTGTGGTCCTGAACGTTCTATTTTGGGTAATTCCGGTTAGCTGACCGTCAAGCATAATATCTTCGTACACTTCCTGCAAAAGATAGTTTCGGGGATTTTCCCGGCTGTATCTCGCCTGTCTTGCTGCAATCCAATCGTTGATCTCTTTACGCCAAAGCCTTCTGTTCTGACGTATTGCGTCAAGCATTAAATTTGTAACCTTATTTACATCGAAAGAATCTTTTCCCGATAATTTTAGAGGTTTTTTTACAAGGTTCCCGGCGATTCCGGTTTTTGATTGTCCGTAACCAATATTTCTTTTTATATCTGTTGAATTTTGAGTAAACATATTTAATATTTTTTTAGCGATTGCTTTAGCTTATCTGAAATGATTATCAAGTGTTCGTTTTACTTTATCAAAGATTCTACGTTCTAAATAGGCAGATTTTCCGATCATTTGACGTTTTGGTAAATTTCCGGTTCCGGCGTTGTGATATTCTGCATAACCTTTATAGGTGTAAAAACCGACTTGCTTTCTGCTTTTATTTCTTTTGGCTCTCCATGAGTTCCTTAATTTATCCCCGCCCGTATCGTGACCCGTTAAAATGGCTCTTCCTATTTCTCTTTGACCGAACTTTGTTAAATCACCCTGACGACCTCGTCGGTTACTACGATAACGAGTTAAATCGTTGCCGTCTTTATCAGTGGTTTTTCTCGCCTGCCATTTTCGCAAACCATTGTCATTAAAACCTTCGTCATTGAAATTTTTTCTAATAAAGTTCAAACCCTCAACCTCTATAATTCGTAATGCCTGATCGGGGATTTGATCGGCAGCTCTATTCAGTAATCTTTGAAGATCGCGTAAATTACCAGCCATTTTTATAAGATTTATTACTTCCAAGTTTCATGAAAGGGACTTCTTTGTCAGGTACTCCGTCACCGTCTGTATCGATTTTTTTCGGTGGAAGATTTGCTTTTCTTTTCCCGGTCGAAATTTCTTCGAGCCATTTCATTGCCTCGTCATAATCCGAACGGTCCAAAGCTCCCGGTTTTCTCCTTTTCTGAACCATGTAATAGATTATATCCTTTACATATTTTAAAACTGTTTTTGACCGTTTATCGCCCGTTTGTCCGAATATCTCGTCAGTATCATAATACGGACCGAGATTCGTTATAAATATATCGATAACTTCGTCGATAACTTCTGTAATTGCCTGTTCTTCGGTTCCTACTAAAATATCTATGAATGATTTCGGAGCTTTAGTTGTAAGCTCATTAATTGTTAAAAATGGCATGATTAAATGTTTAATTTTTTGTTGGTATATTTTCCTGCGAGCTTTCTGTAAACTCGTGTATCAAAGGTTTGACGGTATGCAAATAAACCGTCCATATCCTGCTCTTCTGTTTCGTCGTCAGTTTGTTGTAATGGTGTAAACTGATCGCCTTTAAGAAATTGCAGTTTTTCCGCTATTTTATCCATCAAATCAATTTCATTAAGACCGTGTTCCGGGTCCTGTGTTCCGTTGTGCTGATCTAACCATCCATCGCGACAATAAAGAACCACATCGATTGACGCTTCGCCTTCTTGGTTTTGTTCTGTCATGGTTGTATAAGAAATACGGTTGATTCTTACGAGAGCTGCAACAAATAAATTCGGGAATTTATCGCTTTGCATTTGCTTACGTTCGAGGTCTACTAAATCCAGTTCGGGAATAGTCATTAACTCTTCTTTTACCTTTATAAATAGTTCTTTTCGTGGTGTCATACTCTGCGTTTTCTTTTTTTACCTAAAGCAGGTTTACTGCTTTTTTCCTCTTTTGAAAAACCGAAATAAGTTTGTGATAGTGTTATACCCCGTTCCAATGTATCCGGTGCATCATCATTTGAAGTTGTCCCTTTTTCAAATGCTAAAACCTGTTTCATAAAAATGTCGTAATGCTGTTTAGATCGTACTTTTAAAGATTCATCCCAATAGAGGATTTTTCTAAATAATGCATTTGTTATTCCGGCAGAAATACGATTATGTTTGTCTCCTTCTTGATGAAGTCCAATTGGTATATTAGGGCAATTATTATCTTCTGCCGATTGCAAAATAATAGGAGTATATACAGCTTGTTGAGCTGCTGTTGCGTCAAAAAACCCCATCATATTATAACCTTTTCGAAGGTACTTTTTGAACCATTCTGCACGAACTTCCATTGCTGAATTTATTTCACACCTTTCGCAGAAAACTTCCAATACAAAAAGTTTGATTCCCTTGATTCCTAGCAAAACACCCGCTTTATAATCACCCGGTCCCGTATAGGATAAATCCCAATGATCTAAGATTCCGTCAAAAATTTCATTTTCTGCAATTTTTGTGTGGATGATTGTATCTGCTTTAAAAAGTTTACCTTCTTCAATTGGGTTGTTGAAGTCTTCCCTCTGTGAGGTGTAATAGTCATCATCTTCGACAATTTCAATAACATCTGCTCTTGTATATCGTTCTTTCCATGATGGTTCCCAATCTGTTCTTTTTCTGCAATCTTCAGCAGTAATATTCTTGGTCGCCAAATCAACCCGACTAATATCTAAGTGCTTACTATCTTTAAATTTTTCTTTTATAAAATCAAGTAAACCATCTTTAACGATATAATTATTAGGAATAATTAATCGACCTCTTTCTTTATGAAAAGCTTTTTTTAAATCTCCCGTAATTTTCTCGCCATATTTCCGGACCATCTTCGGATTGTTAGCTCTCTCTCTGTCTTCGCAATCATCTACACTTGCAAAGTCCGGTCTATACTGTCCGAATCTCAAACCTCTAAAAGGTTGATTTAATCCTAAAGCCTTAAAAAATCTACCATCCTTTGTTTGAAATTCTCCATCTGCCCAATTACCATAGCTCAATTGTTGTCCGAAATCTTTGATAATTCTTTCGTTACTTTCAAAATGCATTTGCAAATCACTAAGGAGAATTTTTGATAAACCTTCATTAGCTCCAATCAGAACAGCAAAAAATAATTGATCGTTTTCTTTGAGATGTAAAATATTACCTACATTGGTATGAATTGATTTTGCAGCTCCACGATACCACTCACGGAATTGTCTTATTTTATTATCATTAAAAACCTTTTGATAACTGTCGTGATGAAATTGTGAACTTGGAGCGTCAGCCAAAGGAAGACCTGAATTTACACCAAAGTAATAGTCAAAGAATTCAATATAATTCTCAGGCATTAAAAGACGTTTGATTCTGTCTTTTTGTTGATCGGTACTTTCATTTTCTAAAGATTTATAGGTTGCATCCTTTATCATCTTCGAAAGCATGAAATACCTTTCCTTAGCTTCCTTTAGTTCGGTTTTAGTCATTTTGTAGTAATTCTGTTACATATTCATCGAATTCAATTCTTACCTCCTTAATCTTTTCCAATAGTATATCTCTTTTTTTACCCTGTGATTTACCTGCTTTTTCAAGCATGAAAGAACAAAAGCCGTCAAGAGTTTCCATTGTATAAACTGCTTTTTTTCTGCTGTCATTTAACCTGTCAAAAGCAGCGGAAATTTTTGAAAGATCATCTGCTTTATGTGTTGGTTTCCTCCCATCTTTAATGTCTTGAACATATTGCAGGATTAACTTTTTAATTTCTGAGGGTCTTATATTGTTCAGTTCTCTTTCCTTTTCCCACTCAAACTTTTCTCTCCAATTTGATAAAGTTTTAACCCCAATACCGATAATTTCAGAAATTGATGTAAGCGTAAAACCCTTTATGAATAAATCTTTACCCTGACTTTTTTTATAGTCACTGTCTGATGCCGTTAGTCTTGCCATTTATTGAATATATTTTGCGTCAATGTTTAAAGTTTCCTGATCGGTGAAAGAGATGTTTTTAACTTTCAAGCCGTCATGTTCAAGGTTCTTTTTTGCTTCAATAAGGAAGTCCATCGGGTCTTCACTGTTAAGCATTAATTCCATTCCCACACCTAATTCGGGAGACTTTTTAAATTCTCCTTTGTTGGCGATAAGAATATGCTGTACGTGTTGATCGTCGCTCTCAGATAATGAGAAATCACCGTTTTTAATTTCCAAATCGTCAGTAAATGTTAAATCCTGCATTCCTTAATTATTTCAAGCAAAATTCCATTTAATAAGGCTTTATAAAAATTTGGCTTTTAATGATTAGAGATTTTTTCACAATGGTTTTAAAGTTTCTGTGAACCGTTATTCAGTGATTTTTTTCGGGGCTTTTGATACCGCAATTTTGCTTCATCAAAACGAAACAAAACAGGAAAAAAGAATGACGCACAAGTTTATAGTAAATACCGAAAATGTAAACACATACGGTTATAGAATTTTAACTGCGGGGATTGATTATGAACAGTATATGCGTAATCCTGTGGTTTTGTATATGCACAATCGTAGTACATATAATGCAAAAGGAACGGAAGTTATCGGAAGGTGTGTTAAACTTTATGTAGAAAACAACGAACTGATAGCAGAAATCGAATTTGATACTGACGACGACTTTGCAAAAACTATCGCCGGAAAAGTTGAAAGAGGTTATTTAAGAATGGTTTCACTTCATGCAGATGTGATCGAGCAATCTTCTGACACCGAATTAATACTTCCGGGACAAAAATTTGAAACTATTACCAAATGTAAACTCGTAGAAATTTCAATAGTTGACATTGGCGGTAATGACGACGCGTTAAAACTTTCTAATGGAAACGGTCAACCCTTCGAATTAAAATTACTCAATCAAAAAACCGAAAATAATATGTCAGATTTTAAAAGTGTTGCGCTTGCTTTAGGTAAAAGCATTGACAGCAACGAAACCACAGTTTTACAGGCTGTAAACGACTTAAAACTATCTAAAGATAAAGCAGAAACAGAACGCGACGAATGGAAAGAAAAATTCGTTTCTCTTCAAAAAAGTGAAGCTACAACATTAGTAGATAAAGCCGTTTCGCTTGGGTTAATTCCTGAAGACTTGAAAGACGCTCAAATTGTTGCTTTTGAAGCAGATTTCGACGGACAAAAAACAAAGCTTTCTAAGCTTATCGAAGATAAAGAAGGAGAAAACAACAAAAACGGAATACAAAATTCTATTTCTGCTGCTGTAAGTCTATCAAAAGATACTAAAACGCAAGTACAAGCGAACGAAAAAGAATCTTTCGATTATTTGAGACAACACAACCCGGTAGAACTCGCAAGAATCCAAAAAGAAGACCCAACCAAATACGCGCAATTGGGAAAAGATTTCGCATCAGGTGTTCGATATAAAGGAGGTAAGTAAAGCCCCCTTTAAACATTATTTAAAATCAATTTAAAAAACTATTTCAATACAATAAAAATTATGAAAAAAAGACTTTCATTATCAGGTTTGGGGATTAACTTATTTTTGGCTTTCATCACTTCTTTTGTGGTAAGTCAATTTGTGGAAATCAACCCTTTACTACTTACTTTCGGTATGGTTGGTTTGCATACAGTAGTTACCTATTTCAAACCGATTCATAAAGGAGTGCTTCAAGAAGGTTTATTAACCGAAGTTTGGACCTCGCAATTAATCGAAAATCCTTTGCCCGATCATTCATTCGTTTTAGAATCGCAGGATTTATCAGAATGGGTTGAACATAATACAATTAATTTGGTCGAAGCTGGCGTGGAACCTACGGTTTATGAAAACTATTTCGAAGGTAACGAAGACCCGCTTCCAGTTGAAAATATTACAGATATTCCTCATTCTGTGGTATTGAAAACCTATTCAACCGCTCAAACTCGACACAGAAGTTTACAGGAAATTGAATTGAGCTATAAGAAAATGCAAAGTGTTCTAAAAAGACACAAAGATTCATTGGCTAAAAATATGGGTGCGAGAGCAGCCTTTGCTTGGACGCCTGCCGTAACAAACGCTTTCAATAAATTAATGAATTTAACTGCTGACGATTCAATTATTGATGCAGTTATTGACCTTAAAGCGTTCTTCGGAGGTTTTGATATGTCTGTTAACCTGAACGTTTGTTTTAATGCCGATCACTTGGCAAGAATCAGAAAAGAAGATAAAAAACTATACAAAGAAATTCTTAACGAAAAACAAATGTATGGTTTCAAGGTTCATGAATATTCTAAAACGCCTTTGTTTACTTCTGCCGGAACTAAAAAACCTATGGGTTCAGCAGCAGAAGCGGGAGACAAAAAATCATCTTTCTTGTGGTCTTCCGACGAAACATTCAGATGTCTTGGAGATGTTGATATGTACGCAACCCTAAAAGATTCGGGCTTACAAGCTGATACCGTTTCATTTGCTCAAAGAGCATTAATCGGGGCTATGAGAGCTAATAATCCGAAATACTTCGCAGGTATCATTTAATAATTATACAGCTAATAAAAAAGGCTGTTTCATATAATAAAACAGCCTTTTATAAAAATCAAACCTATGTCATTAGATAAAAAAGTTCAAAATTATTTTGAAAGAAACCCTTTTGAAACAAAAGTTTACAGCACTTCTGACGAAACCCTCTTTTCTGTAAATTCTAAAACTTTTGCCGTAAACCACGCAAGAACATTAGAAGACAAAGAAGTGACTACACACGAAAAATCGGGTATTGCTGTGGAAAATAAAGTTCCTGTAAAATCGGAAACAAAAACAAACGCCGATGCGGGCAAAAAAAGCCCGGCAGAAATGAAGGCGATAAAAGACAAAGCAAAAGCTGATTATATCGCTTTATTCCAAAAGGAACCCGACAGCAAATTATCTGCTGAAAAAATTCAAGCATTGATCGATGCTGAAAACGAACGTCTGGAAAAACAACATTTAGAAAAAAATCAAAATCCCGTATCAGGTAATGAATAGAAATATAAAGTACATAGCCGTGCATTGTACCGCTACGCAACCGACCGCGACAGTGTCTGCAATCCAAAATTATTGGAAAAACGAAAAAGGGTGGAAAATGCCCGGCTACCACTTTATTATAACTGCTGACGGGCAAATTGTGAATTTACTTCCTATTACAGAAGTTTCTAATGGTGTTAAAGGTTTTAATTCAGTAACGATTAATGTTTGTTATATCGGCGGAATTGATGCCAAAGGAAAGCCAAAAGACACGAGAACGGAAGCACAAAAGGCAAGTTTACTAAAAGTCCTCAAAGACTTACGAAAACAATTCCCGAAAGCTATTATTCAAGGACACCGGGATTTCCCAAAGGTTGCAAAAGCCTGTCCGAGCTTCGATGCGAAAAAAGAATATGAAAACATTTAAAATATTTCTCTTCTTTTTATTAATAATGCTTTTGACAGCCTGCCGTTCATATCGGCAGGTTACTCAAAACAGCGATTCAAAAAAAGAAGTACTAAAGGAAAAAAAAACGGTTTATAAAGACACTGTTTTTTTTACAAATTCCGCGAAAACATCATTTAATATTCCGATTTCGGAAATTTCAAACAGATGTACTGAAACCCTATTTAAACCCCGTTTAAATGGACTTTCTACACAATTAAAGGAAAAGCCAAAAACAAAGGTTTGGACACAAAAAAACGGTAACGCTACCGCAAAAATTGAATTAAAAGGTGATTCGCTAAAAATATCTGCCGAATGTGATAGTCTCGCGATAGCAGCTAAAATAAAAGAGTATTACGAAAAGGAGTTTACAAACTCTGAAAGTAATTCTAATAACAGCCGTGAAGAAAAAACCGGAACAGGCTTTTTTGGTGGGTTTGTAAACATTTTAATTGCTCTTATTGTCGGGTTTGTACTTGGAAAATTAATCAAATTTTAAAATAATAATAATGGGAGGACTACCTAAAATTACATTTATTATAGCAAACAACGGTCTTGGTTTAGTTACTGCGGATATCCAAAAAACGCCGGGCTTAGTAATTACCGGAAACACCGTAGCCGACAAAATCACTATCGGAGAAAGTAAACAAATTTTCTCTTTGGAAGATGCGGAAAATTTGGGTATTACTGTCGTAGAGAATCCTTTTGCTTATAAACATATCAAAGCATTTTACGATTATGCCGGGAACGGTGCAGAGCTTTGGTTTATGCTAACAAGTGATGCAACACCGCTCGAAGATGTTGCGTCCAATACAGAAAATTTCGCAAAAAAGCTTCTCAATGATGCAGGCGGAAAAATTCGAGTATTGGCACTTTGTAAAAAAGCTTTAGGAACCGAAACAATAGAAAACGGAATCGATGGCGATGTTCATAAAGCCGTTGTAAATGCTCAGCAACTTGCACAAGAATTCTCTGATAAATATTTTCCTTTCAGGACCATTATTTCTGCAAACAGTTTCAACGGAAATGTGACAGATTTAAAAGACTATCAGACAACCGAATTTAACAGGGTTTCACTCTTATTGGCAAATACCGACGGTGCAAAAGAAGCATCTATCGGTTTAGCTTTAGGAAGATTAGCTTCTACGCCTGTTCAAAGAAATATTGGAAGGGTGAGAGACGGAGCCGTTGAAAGTTTAGCAGCTTATTTCACAAACGGTGCAAAAGTTGAATCGTTGACGACTTCTTGGGATACAATAGCCGATAAAAATTACATTTTCCTTAGAAACTTTCCCGGACGTTCAGGGTTTTATTTTACAGACGACCCAACTTTAACCAAAGATAACGACGATTTCAGAAGCCTTGCAAATGGTTTTGTAATGGACAAAGCGGTGATTATCGCTTACAACGTTCTCGTTGAAAACTTTAACGATGAAATTCCGGTAACTCCTTCGGGAACAATTCACCCGGCAATTGTTAAGTCATGGCAAAATGATGTAGAAAACAACATCAATACATTAATGACGGCTAACGGCGAATTAAGTAGCTGTTCTGTTTTCATTGATGAAACGCAAGCCGTTTTACTAAACAATAATATGGAAGTATTAATCGGGCTACAACCTGTTGGCTACGCAAAAACAATCATTGTAAAAATTGGTTTCACTACAAATACTGAATAAAAATGGCAGATAATTATAACTCAAAACAATATCGTTGGAAGGACCTATCAATCACTTACGGCGGAAGAATTATCGAAGGTATTACTGAGAATGAATATGAAGTCGAAGTCGAAGACGATTTTCTTTACGGTCGCGGTGATGAACCTCACGATATTGTACAAGGAAATAAGTCTTATAAAGGAAAAATCACGATTTGGCAATCTGAGTTAGAAGCGATGATTCGAGACGCTCCTAACAAAGATATTACAAAGCTGAAAGCGGATATAGTAAACACTTATTCCGGTGATGAAGGCGAACAATCCGTAACCGATATATGTAAAAACGTTAGGTTCGGAAGCTATAAAAAAGCCTTTAAACAAGGTGATAAGAATATGCTGGTCGAAATTGCTTACAAATTCACAAAACTATTACTTCAACAGTAAACTTTTTCATATCTAAATTTTAATGGAACCCGCTCGGATTGGGCGGGTATTTTTAAAAACAACAATCAAAAAAATCAATAAAATGTCAAAAGAAACAAAATCATTAGAAGAAAAAATCAACGGATGGAAACAACAATACGGCGGTGTGTTTGAGCTTCCGATTGATGATAAAATCTGCTATTTAAGAGAACCAAAAATCGAAGATTATAAAAAGGCATTTATCGCAATGCAAAATGACGGTGAGGTCGGTTTTGGTGAAACAATGATAACCGAACTTTGGTTAGAAGGTGATAATGTTATCAAAACCGATAACGACTATTTTACGCCTGCAAAAAAAGAAATCATGAGAATGTTGAACTATGACGAACCCGAAATTAAAGAGGTTGGAGATAGACAACATGAAATTGTGATCGGTGATGTAAGAACAGTTATTCGCGTAATCACAAAAGAAGATTTAAAGGCAGCAGAAAGAAGAAACCCAAGCGGGAAACCTTTTGTAACACAGGCAGCCCTTTATGATCTTGTAAAAGTTTCGGCTGACCCGGAATTCGAAGATAGGAATAACGCTACAATTAGATTTCCACTATATCAGGCAATCGAGAAAGTACAAAACAAAAAAATTGCACAGCTAAAAAAGCTTTAAACGACGCGATTATTGATGAAAATGACGCGTCGGCTTATGAATACGCTGATAATTTAAACATCCGCTTATTAGATGGCTATTTGAGCTACTATATGCACATACCAAACCCGGAATTACTGTCTGTTGAAGATTGGGCTGATAAAATTCAACTTCTTCATTTTATCCGGGAACAGGAAAAAAAATCAACACAACAATAAATGAACGCTTACGAGTTTATCCTTAAAATGAGAGATTATGCAACGTCCGGGCTACGTAATGTAGCTCAACAGTTGGGCGTTGTGGATAGACAGGCGAATCAGGTTAATAATAGGCTAAGAACTACGGAAAGTGTTTCCCGAAGCTTGGGTAATACTTTAGGAGGTTTAAAAGGAAAACTTATCGGATTATTTGCCGGGTTTTCCTTATTAGCCTTCACAAATCAAGTTATAGAAGCACGGGCGGAATATGAGAAATTCGATGCCGTCCTTACTAATACATTTCAAAATAAAGATGTCGGACAGGGCGCGCTCGCATTACTCACCGATTTTGCAGCTAAAACGCCCTATCAGTTAAACGAGCTTACTGGGTCTTTTATTAAGTTGGTGAATCGTGGGGTTTTACCGACCCGTAACGAGTTAACCGCGCTTGGTGATCTTGCTTCATCGCAAGGAAAGTCTTTCGATCAATTAACTGAGGGTATTCTTGATGCTCAAACAGGTGAGTTTGAGAGAATGAAAGAATTTGGAATCAAAGCTTCAAAAAGTGGCGATTCTGTTTCATTGACTTTTAAAGGTGTAACAAAAACCGTTAAAAATAATGAGGAAGCAATCTATGGGGCTGTTTTAGCTTTCGGACAAATGAAAGGTGTTGCAGGCTCAATGGATGTCATTTCTAAAACTTTAGGCGGTAGAATATCAAATCTAAAAGATCAGTGGTGGAGTTTTCTTGTAGCTGTCGGCGGTTATTCCGGCGGAATTCTTGGGGACTTCTTAGGGGTTGCAAGTGAAGGATTAGAATTCTTGAAGAATAACCTTCCATATGTCGCACATTGGTTTGAATTGCTTTGGAAGTTTATATCACCTTTAGTACAAACTTTAAAAGTATTCTTTAAAGAAGCTTTTCAAGGTGTATTGGGTATTTCAGATTCAAAAAGTGCTTTAGAATCTTTCGGAAATGTAGCAGTCGGTGTTTTAATGTTCATTGACTGGTTAACTACCGGATTGGTACAGTTCATTGATTGGATAAGACCACTAGCTCCATATTTATTGGATGCAGCAATCGCTTTCGGAGTATTTAACCTTGTAATGTCTCTTAACCCTGTCAGTTTAATTATTATTGGAATTATTGCGTTAATGACTGTTATCGGGATGGTTACGAAATATACCGACGGTTGGGGGGCTTCATGGGTTGCTGTGAAAGATTTATTTAAAGCTGTTTGGAATCAGATCGGAGTAACCTTTGATTGGTACGTCGAAAGGTTTAAGTACAATTTTGACATGATTATTCTTAAAGCGAAAGAGGTCGCGGAAAATGTTAAAAACTTTTTCAAGTCGGGCGATGATGTCACAAATACGGCGTCGGCAGAAATTGAAAAGAGACAGGCCGCTTGGGCAGCTAAACAAAAGGAAATCTTCTCACAAAGTGCTAATAATGCTAAAACAATTGTGAATTCTGTTAAGAATATCGGTATAACGGTTGATAAAGACGGGATTTCGAGAGATTTTAAGAAAATCAAAGATTCTTTCAAAGGATTAGGCGGGGATAAAATGGGTGACCCAAAAGCATACGAAGATTATTTAAAAAATAATAAAGGTATGCCGAAAGCTCCGGGAATGGCTGACGATAAAAAGAAGAAAGGTAAAAAAGACGGTGACGGAATTGTCGCGGGTGGTTCCAAACAAATGCACATTGTAATCAACATAAATAAACTTCAAGATCAGACGGTAATTCATGTTGACAGCACACAAAAAGGTGTCGAAAAATTGGGAGATGCAATCCAAGAAGAAATATTAAGAGCTGTAAATAGTGTAAACCAAATGCAAACAATATAATGGCGGATTTTGATTTAAAAGAGCTTGTCGCGAAAGTGCATAATAATTATATCGGTCCTTATTTTCCTGAATGGTGGAAGAAAAATAAATCAAAATTTGAACTTCCTTCATTAATGGGAATCGGTCGCGAGCTTGTACTTGGTGGAACCTATTTTCAGACGCTAAAAGTAGCTTATAAAGGTGAAGAATTTGATTTTCCAAATGAGCCTTTAATAACAATGAGTTTGGCAAAAACCATAGTAGAAACGGCTACCGTTGGCGATGAAAGAATAGGAACCGTAAAAGAATACATCACTACCGAAGATTATCAGTTAACAATACGTGGTGTTTGTGTAAATGAGGACCCGGAAAAAAGAGAGCTTTACCCGGCAGAACAGGTTCAGGAGCTTCACAGAATTGTTGCAATTAATGATAGTTTAGAAGTTTTAAGCAATCCATTTTTATTGCTTTTTGATATTAAAAATATTGTTATTAAAAATGTTGAATATGATGAAATGTCTGGTCAACAGGGCTTACAGAAATATACAATTACTGCTGTTTCCGATCAAGACTTTTACGCGGACTTAGCAGAAAAAGAAAAAACAAATCTACCGTAATGTTTATACTAAAGGGAAAAATACAAATAGGTGATTTTATTTTTCGTTCAATAAATGAAGTTGAAATCACTAAAAGTGTCGAAGATTTGGTCGATACCGCAATCGTTAAAATGCCTTCAAAATTCAAGGTTAGAAATGACGGAGAATTGAAATACACTGAGGAAATAATAAAACCTGGCGATAAAGTCACAATTACTTTAGGTTATGCCGGAAAATATGAAGGTGTCGAATTTGTCGGTTTTGTTTTAAGTGTAGGTTCTAAAATCCCGCTTGAAATTAAGTGCGAAGATTCTATGTATTTATTGCGTAGAAAAAACATTACCAAAGCTTTTGAGAAAACTACTCTTAAAGAAATTTTGCAGGAAGTTGTTTACGGAACTGGGATAAAATTGTCTGACAAAATTCCGGGAATGGAAATCGACAAATTTATTATCAAGCAAGCTAACGGAACACAGGTTTTGCAAAAGCTTAAACAAGACTTTGCTTTGAGTGCTTATTTGGATGATGAAGGTAAACTTTATTGTGGCTTACAGGAACTTAATAATATCGGTCAGGAAGTTATTTATGATCTCAACTATAACCTTGTTGAGAACAATCTTGAATATAAAACAGAAGACGAAAAAAAACTAAAAATAAAATACACTTACATCGATAAAAAAAATCATAAAAAAAGTGTTGAGGTTGGAGACAGTGACGGGGAATTACGAACGTTTCATACTTCGGTAGTTTCTGACGAGAAAAAGCTCGAAGAGATGGCAAGAGCGGAATTGAAGAAAAACAAATATTCAGGTTTCGAGGGTTCCGTCACATCATTTCTTATTCCGTATGCTACACGGGGAATGGCAGCAGTCATTAGAGATAAAAAGCACAAAAACAGAGAAGGTAAATATTTTATAAAAAAAGTAGTCACGTCTTACGGTATGAATGGCGCACGGCGAGAGGTTACATTAAGCAATAAATTATGAATAAGGCTTTACAGGATGCTTTGGCGAAACTTGGAAAAAGAGGTGTTGATACTTTCCCTGCGGAAGTTATTTCTGTGGATAAAGAAAACGGCGTCTGTAAAGTAAGTGACGGAGAAATTGAATATACAGACGTACAGCTTTCTGCAACTGTGGAAGAAAACGGAAAACGTTTTTTTCTGTTTCCTAAAGTCGGAAGTTTTGTATTAGTATCGCCGATAAATGAAGATTTACACAGGCTGTATGTTGAGTTTTTTAGTGATATAGAAGATTTTGATTTACAAATAGAAGATGTCCGATTTCAAGTTGATAAAGAGGGTTTTCTCTTAAAAAAAGAAAATGAAACATTAAAAAAATTAATGTCAGATTTTATTAAAGCCTGCAAAAATTTAAAGTTCCAAACCAATACAGGTGTTACAATTCAGCTTTTGAATTTACAGGAATTTATAGAGGTTGAAAATAGGTTTAATCAGTTTTTAAAATAAGTTTAAATGCCAATAACAGAAGCACAGGCAAAAGCCCGGATTAAAGAGAAATTAAAAATTGCCCGTAACAATATAACGGACCCGGACGAAGCTCTCGACGCTTTAGTCGATGCTCTTTTTGAAATCATTAAAGAATTATTGACAAATGCAACCGTAACCGGAATTTGTTCGGGAAATGGCGGACCATTAACACAAGGAAAAATAACGTAATGGGGAAAATCCTACATAATCAGACAATTTTAGACATTTCAATTGAAACAACGGGAAGTGTTGACAACTGCTTTCAAATAGCAATTGCAAACGGTCACTCTGTATCTGCTGATTTGACCGCCGGGAGTTCTTTCGGCAATGCGAAAGGCTCAAAGCTAAACGAAGATATAGTAGGTTATTATTCCGCAAAGAAAATACACCCCGCAACGGGTAGCACTGAAATATCGGAAGTTCCGCAACTTGGTGGAATCGGCTATATGAAAATCGCAGGAAATTTTAAAGTGAGTTAATTATGAATAAATCATTCCAAGATATTATAAACGAAATGTTGGGCGCGAAAGAAGGTAATTCTGATCTTTCCGGCTTAACATCCACAAGTAAAACGGCTGTGTGGCTTCAAATACTACAAACCGTCGCTTTTATCATTTTTAACTTTCAGGAAGCTTGCAGATTATTTTTAAAAGAAATTGAAGATAAAATTGCAAGTCAAAAAATACCAAACCTAATGTGGTATAGGGGGCTTGCATTAAAATTTCAATATGGCTTTGACCTACTCCCGGAAAGCGACCAATTTTCCACATCTTTTGAAGATAACGGGGTGATTGTGGAAGCAACACCGGAACAAATAGAAGCATCAAAAATTATAAAATATTGTGCAGTTACCCGAAATAAAGGAACTGACGGAAGAATAAAAATTTCAATGAAAATCGCGGGGCAAAATGTAGATGAAATTCTTGAAGATGAAAAGGCTTTAGCATTCAAAGATTATATCGAAGAAGTTCAAGCTGCGGGCGATGATATTGTTATCGTAAACTTCCTCCCGGACATTTTAAAGCTTGAAATTAAAATAGCCATTGATTCGCTTATTTTAAATAACAATGGTATGAGCATAATTACGGGGAAATATCCGGTTCAGGAAACAATACAAAGGTTTTTATTGAACACTCCTTTTAATGGTGAATTGAGCGTCCAAAGTTTAAGAGAAGCCATAAAAGCAACCGAAGGTGTAAAGGATTTACAGGAATTAAATGTTCAAAGTAAATGGATTGACCCAACTGTCGGCGGGTATGGAATGCTTCAGCCGATAACAATTTCTAAAATTCCAAGATCAGGAAGGTTTAAAATTGAAGATTGGAGCGGTATTACATATTTTAACTATACACCACAACAATAATGAATGATGAATTATTTAATATAAATTTTAGAAAATTGGCGATTTGGTATCTGCCGACATTTCTAAGAAAAAAAATAATACAAGCGTTCCTTTGGGCTTTGATTTTTCCCCTTGAATTAATGTATATAGAGTTTGAGAGAACCCGGAAACGTAATCTTACCAAGATGAATCATAATTACCAAAAGTTTTCAATTCAGAAAAGGTTAAATGATGCTTTTGATTCTCAGTTACGAAGAATAGAAATCGTCAAAGGAGTTCAATACGAGGGCGTTTATTTATATACGAAAGGAGAAATCGACCCAAACAGCCCAAATTATTACAGTGATTCTCCCAACAATAAAATGAAATGGCTAAAAACCGATAAACCTCTTTATTTAAGAACAAAATCGGAATTATACAGTGAGTTTGATTTTATTGTGAGAATTCCTGATACAAATATTAATCAGATCAGATTAAGAGCGGAAATAGACTTCTATGTTCTGCAAAGCAAAAATTATAACATCGAAATTATACAATAATGAAATATACTTTCAAATTTTTACAAACGGGTGGTGTACCGCTGACAAATGACCTTATGGCTTTACTTGAAGAAGCTTACGGTATTTTTGAAGTTTTAGGGGAAATAGCGGGAAACCTAACAATTTTAGCAGGTTGCGAAGAGATCGGCTCGACATTTAATCCGGGTATTGTAGCAATTGAGGGTAAGCTTTATTACTTTGAAGGTGGACTTTCAACGCCAACCGTTTACATTCATACCGAAGAAATACAAGAAACTTTTCAAGATCAGGCAAATAAAACCCTTATCGAAAAAAGAACAGTAAAATTCGGCAATGCGGTAACCACTTACAATTGGGCTGATTTTGTTCGTTTAGAAACATTAAAGGATATTCAGGAAAAAGTAAATAATAGCGTTTCTCTATCAGACTTTAATGCTTTGGTAGCTCGCATGGTAATACAGGAAATGAAAACCGCACCGATTCAAAACGGCGGGATTATTTTATCCTGGAGAAAGTCCGCGTCGGAAATACCCCAATTTTGGAAAGAATGCACCGATACAAGAGGTAAAATATTATTACACTGTGACCCGAACGATGTTGATTTTTCCAATTTGGGAAACACCGGAGGAAATAAAACAATTACTCAAACACTCGGTCAAATGCCTAAACATAGGGTAAGATATACAAGGACATTGCCTTGGGCTTCCGGCAGTGGCGGGGGGTTCTCCGGCGGAGGAAATCAATTTAACATTGGTGATGCCGATTCCTCAGAAGTTGGCGGAGATCAGCCAATGAACATAATGAACCCTTACAAAATAGTATTATTCATAGAACCTAACTTCCAATAAAATGCCATACACAGAAATAAACGATATTTTAAGCTGGTTTCAGACTGGCGATTATCCTACCGAATCACAATTTAAAGCTTCTTGGACTTCCTTTTGGCATAAATCAGAATTGATTCCCTTGAATCAAATTCAAGGCATTGATGAATTTTTACAGCAAACTACGCCGATCAGTTCTTTTAATACTCATTTGACTGACCCGGAAGCACACACTAATTATTTAGCAAAAAAAGATGCTTCAAATCTTACAGATCAAAATAAAGAATCTTGGAAAGTTGCTTTAGGGGTTGGCTCACTTCCTTCTAATATTGCAACGGTAGACGATTCTCCAAATAATATATACGGTAATGTTTGGAAAAAAGAACAGAGCGATGCTCTGTATATGATCGTCGACGAGTTTGTTTCCAATGGTAAAATTATGGCTTCAAAAATTGAAGCTTTAGGGCTTACAGAACTTATTACAGTTACGGAAACGTCTCTATCCGCTTTTATGGCGAATAATGCAAATTATGAGTACGAAAAAAACGACATGATCGCCATTCCCGATGGTGCAGGAAATTATTCTTTATACATCTACAGAGGCGGAATTAAAACCGTTTCAGGAAATTATATTCCGACTGGATTAAGCAATATAACTATTGCAATGGTTCAGGGCTTACAGGCTGCTTTAGACGCTAAAATGAATAAACCAACCGCCGCAGGAAACTATTTCATTAATCATAACGGAACAACGACTTACCGTGCTATAAATCCGACTGCTAACTATCTGTTGTTTTGGAATAATACAGATTTTACGGCTTCTGATATATATAATAATGCCGGTAAATATGGAATTGGTACAACGACACCAAGCGAAATGCTACATTTGAATAATGGCAGGATGAGATCAAAGGCTATTGTCTTTGATGATAATACGGAAACTTTGCCGAATCAGCTTACCCAGTCCGCCCGATTGCTATACTATACCGACAACTCCGGTACGAAAAAACGTGTCTTCATGAAAGAAGACTATTTGCCTGAATTCATCCTTCTTCCTTCCCAGTTAACCGAAGCGCAAAAAACCACATGGAAAACGGAAATGAACGGCGGTTTTAGCACTGCGAGTATGAGCGTTTTTATTATTAATCCTGTTGTTATTAAAAAACAAAACGGTAATAATTACATTTCATTACGTGGTGCTAATCTTTACTTGAATCCTGCCAATTTTCAGGTCGACATTGTTAATATGAGCGGGAACGTAGTATTAAATGTTCCTAACTCACAGGTACAGTTAATCAGCACCGGATTAGATTTGGTTTTTTATGTTAATTTATTTTCCCTGCCTTTGGGCAGTTATAAGGTGCGTTTAAGAAACGGACTAGCGGAATACACTACTTCTGTCAATTTCCAATTAGTCGACAATGTCAACAGTATTGATCCTTCGACATTACTTTGGAATACAAAAGTTTATCAGGATGCAGTTACAAGTAAAATGTTTGCTGCTGGAAATACGGTTCAGTACGCACTGGATAGCACCGTAAAAGCCCCTGCCGATGAAGCTGTATTTATATTTAAAGCCAAAACACAACTTCCGGTATTTCCGGCAGGAGAAGATTTTTACTTTGAATTTGATTGTCCTGCTTTATGGGTTAACGGTAATATCTCAAGCAACTTCTTTGGATTATCTGTAATTGCAGACTATCAAACACTAAATAATGACATCATTGGCGGTGTTGCTTTAGGTGTAAGAGGGGATTATTTAAACTGGGTGAATTTTACGAATACTACAGGTAATTTAGATTGGAATCAAACAGTAAATGTTATTTTGGTGAAGCGTGGAAACACTCTAACAAGAATAATTACGGCAAAACGTGCGCAACAAACCACGCCTATGACTTTTATTGATAACGTAACGATTACTGACGGACAGGCTTTATATATTTCTGCAATTTTTCAAAATACTACAGCCTATACTCAACAAAAATTTATGACCATGACTATTAAAGACATGTACACTTTTTAAACACAAACTAATTAATAAAAATCCTAATCATGAACACTTCGGAACTAATTATTAATACAAATGATAAAGAAATGTTAGACGCAATCAACATGACAAGTGACAGCTGGCACGAAATGCCAATCCCGGACCATCCGGTTTACCCGCAATTTAGTAGAAAGTTAATTGTATCCGGGTTTTCTAATCCTGACATGGAGTTACCGGAAGAAAGAATTTATGTGTATGTTACACAGGTTTTAACCCTCAAAACTACTAATAATGTGCATAAAAAAATCAGAATGCCAGATTGGGTTATTTACGAATGGAATAAAGAAGAGGTAATGCGTCCTGATGGGACCTTTATAACAGGAATAAGACAAATTAAGGATGAAGAGGGGAATATAATATCTGAAAATGAAGAGGTTATTAAAATGCCTTCTATCCAATACGTCCGTTTTCTCAATAAAACAAAATCGGTCTATTTGGTTGATATCCTTGCAAGATTCATGATTCAGTATGTAGATAAATTTCAAACAGAAATAGACGATATATAACCTATGAAAACAGTATTAAAATTATTGCTTGAAATCCTTTTTATGCTAATAGGAATCCCGATTTTCTTAGCTCTTTTTATTGTAGGTATCTTTTACACTTTTGTAAAGCACGCTGTAAAGTGGGATTACTCTATTTCAAGACAGTTTACACCAATTTTAAGAAGTATAAATCTTGTTTTTGATGGTTTAGCAAATGCCGGGGCAGGCGAACTATTGAACGATTCCTTTAAAATAAAAAATGATTACGCCCGATATGGGAAATGGTACGAAACGATATCAGCAATTACAGGACTTGTAAAGTTATATGAGAAAGATACTTGGCTGAGAAAGTTTTTAAAAATATTGGGTAAAAATCACTGTGAAGAAGCAATCACAGATATGCAAAATTATTACTATAACCATCTATTTACGAAAGAATGAAAGATTTATTAATAGAACACTTTGGGACGTTTATCGGGGCTATTTTAACGGGAGTAGCGGGGTTTTTATTTGGAAGAAAAAAAATACAGGCGGAAGTTGACGGTCTGTCGGCAGATAACGAGGGTAAAGAAATTGAAAACGCCGATAAATTAGTAAAACTTTATAAAGATGCTATTGATGATCTCGGTAGTAGATATGAGGTAAAATTTAAAGAGGTTACAAGTATGTATGAAATGAAAGTAAAACTTCTTGAAGATGAAATAAACCTTCATAAAAGGATTAATGCACAATTAAAGGAAGAAAATACAATGCTACGTCAGAAAATTAAAGATAGTGGTATAATTCTATAAGGCATTCGGAAAAAAGCCCTCCGACAAAATAAATAAGCTCTCACACAAATTTAAAACGGAACGAACCGCCGTCGGAGGACATAAAGTCTTCTGATCGCGGTTCGTTCTTTTTTTGTGTGAGAGCTACAAATATATAAATTAAATATGGAGATTAAAATAAACAGTAAAAATTTAGGTGAATTAGTAATAAAGCTAATCAGCAAAGAAAAAGCAAAGGAATTAATTGTAAATAACCATTACTCAAAAAAATGGAATAATCCAAGTTTCGGACTTTATAGTTTCGGGATATTCGAAGCCGGAAAGGAAGAAGAAAACGACTGTCTTGGTGTTGCGAGTTATGGATATATGAAAAATTTAAAAGCAAAAATATTTTATCACCCAAACCCGGAAGCATGGATGATTGAATTGAATAGGATGTGGATTTCTGATAAATTGGGTAAAAATGCAGAAAGTATTTTGATTGCACACTCATTAAAAATGCTGAAAAGATTAAATAAAAATATTGTTGCGGTCCAATCTTTTGCGGACGGTCGTCTTGGTTGCGGGACTATCTATAAGGCGTCAAATTTTAAATATTTTGGTAAGCATCAAACAATATTCCTGAAAAACAAATTAACGGGCGAAATAACGCATCAACAAAACTTAACGAACTCTACATCTAAAACACGTTTTATTCGCGATAATATAGCCTATTTGCTCGGTGATTTCGAGACTTTCAAAGTTGACACTTATAGATATATTTTTCCGCTATGTAAAAGGTTTCAATTCAAAAGCCCTCAACAACCCTACCCGGCATATAATAAGGGACAACATGAATACATATGGATAAGAAATAAAAAATTGATAAAAGATCGGCTTATTAACTTCATTAATGATATAAAAGAATAA